TTTTACTCTGTTGGCCTGGTCCTGGACTTCAGGAGTAATCTCGCCAACAATCTGTGTTCTCACCGGCCCGTCGGCAGGGAGTAATTCCTTATACGCTTGTGCTTGAAATTGGGTAACGGTCTCCGCTAAGAGCGGATGGGTGACGGAACTCGCGCCCGTGAAGGGCTGTGTCCGGTCGGTGTACTTGAATCCCAGAAGATCCAATCCATCCACGTAGGCCTTTTCCCAATCTCCCCTGCTTGACTTGTCCTCCTCATAGTTTCCGGATAAGTCATTGGCCAGTGTCGTGAGCTCCCCTTCGGGAACGATTTCCGCCAGGTTGACGCCGAAGTCACCCTGGGCCGCGGATATAGGATCCGGATTGACGATGGCTGAGCCATCCTCCATCATTTCCACGTCCTCCTGAACCAGGTCTCCCGGCGCTTTTATCTGAACTTGCGCTGATTCCTCAACGACCAAGTCCTCTTCCACTTCGGGTCTAATCGGTAATTCTCTTGCCATCAGTAATATTCTCTCCTCCCGTGATCAACGGGTTCATCCTCGTAGTCATCGGGCAGCGCCAACAGTCCCCCCTGTCTGAAACGCATCAGCGCCTGTGTCACGGTGTCCACGTAATCATCGTGGTCACCATAAGGGAAAGCTGCGCATTCTTCAATAACTTCTTCCGCCCATCTCTCCTTCGGTGCCCATATTTTTCCTGATTCAAATAATGTTGAACACGCGTTAACCCTTGTATGCTTATCATTTCCTCTTGACGGTGTAAAGTTAATCACGGGTATGCCGATCTGGCGCAGCTCGTGCGTGAGGGGCATCCCGCTCGCCTTCGCCTCGATGATCGTGGTCTCCGGCTCCCAATACTTGTACTGCTTGTAGGCGACTTTTTTCAATTCGGGAAAATCCCACCGCCCCTTCTGCGCGTCCAGGAGAATCATGGCCGGCGGTTCGTGCTCCACGGGCTTGAAGACGCCCCACGTCGTTATCGCGCTGTAGTCCGCGGACTCCTTCTTGCTGTAAGCTGTGTCATAGCTCTGGATGATGTGAATGAGATCGGGAATGTCCTCCTTCTCCCATCGCTGCCACCATTCGCGCTTGATGAGGGCTCCCTCCTCGGACGTTGGATTCTGCTGGTACTGCGACTGCCACTTGGCCTCGGACAATGACGCCTTGGTCTGCATCAGCACCTGTTTCTGCCAGTACCCCGGCCACAGCGGCTTCCCGCTCGGCAGGATGGCTGGAAACTCTATGAGATCCCACTGGTCCGCCCTCGGCTCGGACTGGTTGCGGAGCAGACGCTCCGTCAGATCCTTGGTCGACCACCTGGTCATCACGATGACGATGGAACCTCCGGGCTGAAGCCTCTGCCTCGGTCCCGAGGTGTACCATTCATACGCGTTGTCCAAAGCGGACTCGGAGAGCGCGTCCTGCTCGGAGTGCGGATCATCAATGATCAATAAGTCCGCGCCACGGCCCGTGATGGCTCCCCCCACGCCGGCCGCGAAATACTCGCCGCCCTGGTTGGTCTCCCAACGGCCCGCGGCCTTTGAATCAAAAGCCAGTTTCACGTCAGGAAAATTTTTCCTGTATTCAGGGGAATCAATTAAATTTTTCATCTTACGACCGAAACGAAAAGCGAGCTCCGCGTTATGCGTGGTCTGCATCAGCTTGGCTTTAGGATTTTTTCCTATGAACCAGGCAGGAAAGAGATAGGACGCGAACTCTGACTTGGTATGCCTGGGGGGCATATTCACAATGAGGCGCTTTAAGGTACCATTGGCAACTTTTTCAAGCTTCTCGGCGTACTTAACGTGGTGCTTTCCCTGAATAAAATCCGTCCATACGGATTTTACAAATAATAAAAAATCGTTTTGAGTCTTTTGTTGATACTCTAATTCAAGCTTTTTAAGGATAATTTTAAGATCCGTATCGGATAAATGCTCCAGTTTCTGCGGATTAAATTGCATATTGAATGTTTTACCATATTCTACGTTTATATCAATCAGGACTACAGACCTCGATAGTAAGTACCTTCTTCTCCCTTTAGGTGGGTGGGGTAAAATTGATAACTATTCCAGTTTGTCAATTAATCGTAAGTACCTAGACGCTGAATATCATTCAGTGATTATTGATCCTGCAATTTTAATTGCAGGATCAAAGAGTTTAACTTGCCATTGATTTATTATTTATTAAATAAATAATATTTAAGTTTTATTTTAATTAAAACTATGTACCAAATATATAAGTACATAAGTAATTTAGATCTAAATAAAATAGGGTGCATATATATTTTCATTCTTCATCCTTTATAATTGGTGTTGTTGGGTATCTCCCATCTGGTGTGTTGTATTTAGCAACACTAGGATTATTAAACAACGATGGTTTAATATTCTTAACTGAAGATATAATCTTATCTATATCTTCTTTTAAGTTTTCTAAATTTTCAACTGTTGAAAATAAATCTTGTTCTTCAAATTTATCTAACATAATTTTCTCACTTTCCTTTTATTGTTTGTAAGATTACTATTTATTCAAGGCACTATCACAACCAATGGCTATTGGTTATTCATTATAAAAAAAGTCATTTTTTAATTGCTGTAAATAATTAATAACCTCATCGTTATTGTTCTTTACATAATCAGCAATTTGATTTTCATCCATTTGACATAATAGTTCGTCATCCAAAGGCATATCTAAAAAATCCATAGGATCATTTTCTTGATAATCAAAAAGTTTTTGTTGATCGCCTTTAGGTTTTTGTTTTGCATCGTCTGATTTTAAATAATTTATATTTTCTTGATCAGCATAATCCCAACTATTATGATAGTTAGAAGATCGACCAAAACCAGAAGAAATATTACTCATCCAAGAATAAGAAGAAAAACAATTATCATTGGAAAACCAAATTTTATTTTTTTTCTCCCACAGTTTTTTATTTACATAAATAAAACTATTAGTTTTACCATCAGCAAAAACCATCCTTGCACTATCACAATCAGCGTTTAATTGTTCTAACCATTTTTGATTATATAATAAATCTGGGTTAGATTTTAAAACAGGTCGCAAATAATATTTAACAAATTGATGAGTATCTGATCTATCTTTATCAATTAACGCTGTTGGTAACATAGGTGAATTATGCATTAACTTAATTGACCTGCCATTACTGTCTTTATCTAAAACAGTAATGGGGTGTGTGTTGATTTTATCAACCACGCCCTGCGTAGCAAATCTAAAATGTAATGCTAACTTATCAGAACAATCTTCAACAACTGATTTGATTAAGTTTTCTACGTCAACAAAGTTTTTTGATAAAGTTTTTTTAGATAAAACATCATCGTTCTTAAAATACATTAGTCCAAAGCCATTGTTGTTTATTCTAAATGCATTTTCTAATATTGTTTTTTGTTTGGAAACATTATCTTTGTTTCCTACTACAATTAAACACATAATTTTCTCACTTTCCTTTTATTATAAAATTTTGTTTTTTCTTTTAATTTTCCTTTGTTTAAATAACCTTTTTTCATCAGCCAATTAAACAAGTAAGGATAATTAAAATGATTTGATCTTACATATAAAACAAAATCGTTATAATTAAAATTAATGGTAGGACAGTCACTCATAGCGTAATGCGACATAGCAACAGCAAATTCTAAAGTTTTAAAAAAACTTTCCTTTTTGACATTGCCACTAAAACATCTGAACTCGTGTGTTTTGGTAGCATCACAATATATGTGAAATGCCCCCCTGTCTCTGTATGTTTTTTCATTCTTAATCTTTAAAGAATTATGTCTCATACAATAATGAGTAGCGACACGACCCGATACATCGTTAACAAAATTTTTATTAATATCGCTATTAATAAACTCTAAAATTTTACCAACAGCCATACGAGAAAAAAAACTTTGATTTACGTGAATATGTAAACCTGTGCTCGTATCCCTATAACTACGTAAATATCTAGCTGAGTTTTGAAAAAATATATCCCAAGCAGTTTTATGATATTCAAAGGTAGCAGGTTTTGAAACAATTTCAAAACCATAACCGATTGAACTATCTTCTTTACATTTTGCAAAGTTTTTCAAATCGTGTTGAGTTATATTATACGCTAAATCATCACGCCCTAAACGACTTGACCCTCTTACCTGCACCTCGTTTTCTATTCCTAGAATTAAAGTGTTATTAGTAAAATTTTCATAGGGTTTGACTAAAGCGTTATGATTACGATAGGAACCAGAATAATAGCTATCAATATAATCACTGTGTTCTGGTCTATCTTCTTCTTCAAAAAATCTATCCTCGTGGTCGTCATCGCACCAATCGTCTTGATGAATAAAACTCTCTGTACGATCAGAATATCGGAAATCATTATCACGACAATTTACGCAAACAGAAATACCAGAAAAATCTTCAAAGGTATTTTCTGTTGACATATCACCACGAGCAAAGTTTCCTTGATGACAAATTTCACAAGAATAAGTTTCATTTGTGTTTGTAGTATTAGTTTCATTTGGCATAATTACCTCTACTTTCTAACTTTCTAAAAATAAAGATAGTGCCTTGAAAAAATAGTAATCTTAATTCACAATGTTAAATAGCAACAATAAAAATATTAAAGTTTTTCTAGTACCCTATTTAATTCACAGTAGGGTTTTCTAAATTTCTTATACCCTCTAACAAACAAGAAACTATCTACGTTTGACATCAACGAATTAAACATCTTGCTAGAAAATACTATCCAATAATCAACACCAAAAATGGCTGTCATTTTTTCAAGTTTTTCTTTGATATTTTTAATCATTATTTTAGATTAGCGATTTTATGCACAATCGCAAGGATTATTTATGGGATAATATGGGATATTATCCACATATATTACGCTATTTTTTACCTTTGATTTTTACCAGAAAACCAGCCAAAAAAATTCCACCTGCATCCCCGTGCCTGAAGACTCTGCAGCTTGCAGCTGCGGCGGGGGTTAGAGAAAGACAGTGACTCAGTAATTTCGGGCGGAGTTCTCTCAGTAATTTCATTGAGGGCGACTCAGTAATTCCTGCAGCTTCTCCAGGGCGCGGGCCAACCAGCTCATTAAATAATATAACATCGATATCCTCCTTAAAAAGCCCGGCCCCTGAATCGGGGCCGAGTGTGTTCAGTAATTTAGCCATTGATCACGAGCCGTTGACCGTGCCCGTTGCTATAGTCTTATAAACGCCGGCGCCGTGCCACGGGATCAGTTCCACGCGGTACCAGTCTTTGCCGGTCTCGGCGTTATGGTTCAGGGTAACCTGCACCGCGCCCTGCCAGGACGCCGCCACCGTTTCCAGTCCCGAGCTCGCGTGAGCTCGCGCCGTCGGCGTCGTCTTCCTGGCGCTCCTGGAAATCATTCCGTAAAAATGAGACATATACGTTCTCCTTTCTGTTATGGATTGTAAGCGGGTGTTGTTTTAAGTTTTATCCCGCTTTTGATATCTTACAACTACAATCCAATACCCTGTATACTCCCATTTTTTCCCATATGCAAGAAGTTCCTGAGCTGCGCGCCGTGGCCGCCTGGGCTGCATATATAAATAAAAGCGACATTTATTAGCCCCCGCCCCGAAAACGTTTTCGGAGGGGGAGTTAGTTCAGTAATTTTTCAAATTTTATTTGAACTGTGGTCTGTGACATATAGATTGCATATTTCAGCAATTTTCAACAGCCCCGCACAGTCCAATATGAAACAAAGAGCTAACATACCGTTTCCATTAGACCTTTCGGTGTGGCATTACACCTCTGTGACCGCTCTCTATTTCTAAGTGCGAACTAGCACGGGCTTTTAACCATACATACTGACCAAGTATACTTGCGTACATAAATGCTAGTTCTAATATCCCATATAGTTGAGATAAAATGAAAGTCAAGCACTTTTTTTCTTGACGCCGTCATCCATCCTGTCCAGCCCAGCTTGAGCTGCGGGACTCAAGCTGTTCCTGAAGACTGAGTACTATATGCAGTGGCCCGCGGTTCAGTAACCTACGACCCCGTGTGTCCGACTCAGTAATTTCCATCTCCGGGCCCTGATGAAGGAAGCATCCTGCAGCTTGAGCTGCACGGATGAAGCTGAAGGTGAGGCTGATATAATGAGAGTGAGTGAGTTCAGTAATTCGCGGAGTGAGTTCAGTAATTCGCGGGAGTGAGTTCAGTAATTTTAGAACAGGGAATCGCGGATCGCGTTCCAATCATAAGGATAATCGAATTGTTTTAAGGGAAGGTGCTTTAGACCTTTTTTCGCTATTATAAGGGAGTCTTTCCCCCCATATAGATAGAGAGACCTCTTAAAGAGGCTCTCGGCTTGTTTTTTAACAAAAATATAAGATATTCCGCCATATTCTGCATACCTGTAATGCCACGCAACCTGTAAAGGCGACAGTAACACTTTGTGATATTTCGTCTGCTTTAATTCTATCCAAATTGGCACTCCTTTATAACACCCAAAAACGTCAGGAATTCCACCCCCAACTTTATTCTCAATTCTTGTCCAGAAAACCTCATTTATCCCGTTTTTCAAGGATTTCCAAAATAAAGATTCTTTTGACATTTAACCCATATTCTTATAAATAGTTGGGATAATTAGAAAGCGAGAAATTATGGTAAAAATTAATTTTGATAAGTATGACGCAAGTTGCGTCAACAACATCTGGACGTGGTACATTCCTAACAAGGATAACACAAAAAAGATAAAAGTTATAGTTGAGTTTCCAAAACTACAACATAATGACTTTCGAGTAGATCCACTTAAAGTGGAAAAAATTTATTTTGAAGAAAAGCTTGATTATAAAAAATTATATTCAGAGCTAGTGGAAAAAATTTTAAAGTATGATCACAATTCATACGGCTACATTGAAACATTCAATGATAATCATAATGAGTTTAAAACAGGAGCTGATGGTTTTCTTACTGATGACCAACTGTCTGAAATTCAAGACAGTTCAGAGTTATATAAAATCATTAAGTATGCTTACAGGACAGTTCCTAAGACATTAACGGATGAAAAAATAAAGGAGGAAAAATGAGCAATTGTCTTAAATTACAAGTTAATGATTTATCTAAGAAATTAGAAAAAATAAAAAATATTTGCAACATTAATAAAGGAATTGATTGGATATCAAGTACGCCCGATTTATCAGCAGAAGAAGAGTTCCAAGCAATTATAGACATCATTGATGCAAAGGAGAATAAGATAAAAATAAAAGGAATTATAGATCGAGGGGATATGTGTTTACACTGTCGCCAAGACACTAAATTCGGCACTGGTAAGTTTGTGAACAGATACCCCGCTGAAATTCATAATGAAGAAAAAGGTTATGATGAAAAAGGTTATTGCTGTGATGACTGTGAACAAGCCTATTACAAAAATAATAAGGAGGAAAAATGGGTACTTTAATGGGACGGAGAAAAAAGCAGACAGAAGAAATTTTGAGACCTGTAACAGGGTTAAAAAAACAAGGAAAAAAACGTTTAGCTAGAGCATTAAAGAAACCATTAAAAAGGAGAAAGAAATGACAGAAATGATCATAAAACTTGATTTGGATATGACGGAAAGAGAACTTTTAAAAGAGTTTTCTAAACGTTGTAAAGATCTAGAAAATAAAATTAGTGATAAATATGTCTATAATGTGGTTATGGATAAAAAAGAAACATATGACCCTAAAGAATTGTTTTTTGGCATTTCCTCATTAGAGAGAGATATAAGAATTTGTCAGAATTTTTTAAAAGAGATACATACCGTTATTGATGCCTATCACCGAGAAAATGACATAGGATCAAGAGGAAACGTACATTGAAAACAGAAACCATTAAAAAGGAGAAAGAAATGAGAACTGAACACGTAAAATGCAAAGATGGATTTGGAGTTGATATAATTCAACCCATTAGATATGCAAAACAACAATATAATAATCGAGCTCTGACTAAAGAGACTTTTATTCCACGCGTCTTTAAGGACAAGAATAAAAGCTTCTGGCTGAACCGATTGTTGCAATTTATTTCTAACGCAAGTGATGATGTAAATACCAAAAGGCGTGTAACATTCAAGATGGGGCCTACTACTTACAAGATGACTAATCGCAAAGATCTTATGATTGGATTTTATAAAAGATTATCATCCAGAAGAAATATTGTATTTCCGGATGTTCCAAGCGTAAGTGCGATTGTTACAAGATCTGGCCCTTTGCGTAAGACTGAAAAGAGCAAGAGCTGCTATGTGTGCAGAAAACTTAAACCTAATCGTATGTTCTATCAAAGAAAGAACGGAACATATTTTTCTGGTTGCATTCCTTGTCAGAAATCAATCCGACAAAGATACAAAGATAAGAGAGGTCTATAATGGAAAAAATTAATCTAGGATTTGTCGCAGTGGATAGCGGTCAGTTGATGATAACTGATCCTTGTCGAATTGACGAATATTGGCATAATGGGGAGGACTTTGACTCCAAGTCAAAGGCTACCGCCTTCAGTTATAATGATGTTTGCCAAAAAACTTTGAAAGGAGTTAGTTCGAGTAATTTTCCACGTTCTAAGTCACAAGGCCTAGTTGTTCATATTTGTAGTGGACACGGAGATGGTCTGTATCAAGCGTGGGGACACAAGGACGAAACAGGAAGAATAGTCAAGGTCGAGATTGATATGCAAAATCTGGACACAAGAATCAAAAAGGACTAGACTTCAATGGTGAAGGAGATTTGTGCAACATTACTGGCGTTATGTAATACGTTCTTAAATGGTTTCGATTTTAATTACACCGATAACAAACAAGAACTATTTGTAAGAGGAATTACAGAATGCACCATTATTGTAAATCAAGCACTTCCTCCACCATCCAGAGTGCCTGTGCTCATAAGCGTAGCACAGGCTATTCTGGAATCAGACTGGGGCAAAAGCCGTTTCGCCAAAGAAGCCAATAATTTTTATGGCATCATTGAAACAGATGACACAGAGCCTCACATTAAATCGTTAAACTCCAGTGTCTTACTTAAAAGATATGGAAGAAAATGTGAATCCGTCACGGACTACATAGAACTTTTAAACCAAGGAACAAATTTTCAAGAATTCAGAGAAGAAAGAATCAGAGAAGTAATGGTTACAAGAGAAGTGGACTATGATAAACTGGCTGAAAGTTTAAGGCTTTATGCAACAGATCCATTTTACGTGGAGAAATTAAAAGAAATTATTTTCTTACTGCAGGAAGAATATTTTAGGGGGTAGAAATGATTACAAATATTTTACTAGGATTAATTTTATTAGTATTGTGTGTTATTCTATGGGTTGCAATAGCATACGGAAACAATCTTTTCGAGAAAGGAGACAAATAATGTATTGGTTAATGGATAAAATCGCCAGATTATTAAAACAACTTACTTCTTAAGGGGTTTAGTTGACTTAACATCATCAACAGTGATGTGATCTATGAGAGGGGCGTGAAAATCAACTATTTCTTTAAGTCGCGCCTCCACTTCCTTCCTACTCATACTATCAATCGTTCCGTGCAATACCGTTGAAACTTTTTCATGCAGTCCTGCAGCTTGACCTCGGATTTTTTCCGCATTCACAGCGGCAGACCAATGACCACTGTCTTTGGCCCCTTCCCTTAATTCCTTTAGATCGCGCATATGCACTGACAAATTAGTTTCATTTTTCTTTTGTTGCTCTTCCCTGAGCTCCTTGATGTAAGACACTACCTTCGGATACATAATAGGATTCTGAAGTTGATAGGAAACTTGCCGTGCTACTTTCTCTGAATATCCTGCTTGGCGGGCTGCTTCTGCTCCAGTAACTTTACCCTCTCCAAACACCAAGTTATGTGAATAGCGCAGTTGCATTGGTGTGAGCTTCTCAGTCTTTTTATACTTAGGCATTGATTTGTTCTTGATGAATTTTTTCTAGTTGTTCCATAGTATCACAATAATAACAGGAAATATAATCATAGTCTAAATATTTGGCGATTACACAGCGTTGCATTCCATAAATAACTTTATTGGTATAAATTAAAACAGGATGCTTCAATCCATTTAAACTAATATCCTTACTCAGCTTCCTCACGGATTCAGCAAGAGGAGTTTTAATGACAGCTCCTTCGTTGGAAATCAAACACCTCACCATATCAAACCATTCAATACCCTTCAGATCTATGATAAGTGAAACATCATAAAGTTCTGGATACTCAATAACCTTAGATACCAATTTTTTGGTGTTGCTCAAAATGCCTTTCTAAAGCTGATTTTTTATCTTCAGCCTGGCAGATAAGATCCAGTAATTTATCAATCTCTTCCAGGTGTTGAGGGTGTTCCCCAATTCCTACAGGATGTTCAAAATAAATTCTAATTCGGGCTTTTGCGTCACTAATTACTGCCTCGTATTTCAGTGATAATGCATTATACAGTTCCTGGGGTAATGTTTTCAAAAAAATCTCCTATATAGTTATGTGTAGGCAATTTTATATTTTTATTGCAGTATTTCAATGAAAAGTGAAATGTGTTGTTGAATATGTTGAATGAGAATAATAGTCATTCAACAGTTCATTTGTTGGTATAAATGACAGAATATATATATTATTTAGTGGTGTTGAATGAGTTGAATGATATTTTCAAATATTAAAAAATATTTTATAAAATATATCTGACATAACTATATAGAGAAATATTTTGACATTAGATATCATACCAATAACTATCAGGGCTGCCAATGAGTTCGTGGAACAGCATCATCGGCATAATAAAAAAGTCCAAGGCGCGCGGTTCGCGGTCGGCTGTCTCAGTAATCCCGTAAATACTTTTCGGGATACTTTGGTGGCAGTCGCCATCGTCGGCAGACCCGTGGCGAGGAAGCTGGATAACGGCCTGACGGCCGAAATCACGAGGCTTTGCGCGAGTCCCGGAGCCCCCAGGAACGCGTGCAGCTTCCTGTACGGTCGCTGCTGGCGGATCTGGCAGCAGATGGGGGGAAAGCGGATGATAACCTACACCTTCCGGAAGGAGGCCGGAGGATCCATTCGCGCCACCGGGTGGCGCATGATCGGGGCCACCAGGGGATTCGGGGATCATCTCAAGGGCTGGCGGACGAGGCCTAACAGGGAGAAGCAGGAAAATGTCAAGGAACCAAAATATCGGTGGGAAATTACAAAAAAATAGGATAAAAAGAAGGCCTAATCCCGTGGCGAGGGATTTGTTCACGCCCAGGTATAAACCCCGGGTGGTGAAGAATAAAAAGAAATACAGGAGGGTTGATGTCGACAAAAGGGTTGAACCAATTGAAGAGGCCTGACTTATTTTCCTCCGAGGCTCAAACTCAATCCTTATTCATAACGACTCCTTGCTTTGGGAACCTTGTCACAGTGGATTTCATGCAGTCCATGATTAACGTGCAGTCGTGGGCTGCGGAAAAATATATTCCTCTCCGCCAATACTGGCTGGGCCAGAACGCCATCATCACCGAAGCGCGAAACAGGTGCGTGGCGGAATTCCTCAATGACAACGATCATTACTCTCATTTACTCTTCGTCGACGCTGACGTTGC